CTCACAGGAGAATGCTGCACGGTATGCAAAAGGATCTCCGTCTACTAGGACTTGCTTGTTCATAGTTTATCTTTACCCTCTAGCTGATTGATACGCATCTCAGCATAACGGATTACTTTCTCTAGGTCGATGATCTCACTGGCATCCTTAGTCTTACCATCGTACATCTTAAACCCAGCACGACTAGCATACTTGACGATGTTACCACGCCAGAACTCGAAGTCATTAAGCATGATATACGTGATGGGTTCTATCTCCCAACGTGCATAGTGGGCAGGTTCCTGTACGATGTCTTCTGCTGTGTGTTCTGCCATTACGCTCTCCTTGAATGCTTCTTCTTCTGCGATCAGTCTTCTCCATTCACTTTTAATCATCCTCATTCTCCGTCAGTGCATCCCATGATACAGGGAATAGCTCAATCATCTTGTGGTCGATCTTTTGTGCAACTACCCGTGTCTCTGCCTGAGTGTCAGGCTTGCAGCGTAGGTTACACATGTCAGCAAAGGCGTCCAGGCTGCCGGACCAGTACCACTCTGTCATGTGGTTCAGAGGAAGAATACCCCTTGCTTGTTCTTCACAAACACCTGTCTGAAGTAGGTATCTGTACTGTTTAACTGCTTCGATGTGAGCATGACGGACAACTTCATCCTGTTGTATGCTGAGTATTAAAGCGTCACCACTACCCTGTTTCTTATCTTTGGCAGCGGCACGTAGCTTAGGTTGGTAGAACTCTGGATCATCCTTGACATACCTACGGCTGATCTCGTTCCAACGCAGGAACTTATGTTTGACCAACTGCCGTGCTACAAACACTGGTGCCTTGATGTGGAAGCTGACAAAGCAATGACCGAATGGGCTGATGTGCTTGTGCTTGGCTAGGTATCGGATCAGCTTATCGTCCTTTGCCTTGAGCTTAGGTGGCCCCCAAGGATCATCTTCCATCTCACTTGTCTTACCAAATGACACACGAGCAGCGTTAGTTACAGTCAAGTCATTACCCATGTGGTCAATGTATGTTACTTCAATCATCTATCTTAACTCCGATACATTCTATTGCCTCTGTCTTATCGTTTACCAACACAGATGCGTGTCTCAATTCATCCATGCAAAGTGTTTCATTGGTGTGAGTAGATAGGTGGTGGTATCTGACGCCCTGTTCTTCTATTACTTGAAACCATATTAAAAGAAAGATCATGCTAGTCTCCTATGTAGGTTGAAGGGGAGCCTAAGCCCCCCTCCGTTTCTACCAACGATCATCAGCCTCAGCTAACTCTTGGTATGGTACGTGTTCAATAATACCAACCTTCTCCAATCGTACTGCTGCGGTAGAACCCTCACCATAGATAGAGACCTTGACCTTAACCTTGGTGCCATTACCTAGGTTACCATCAACAATGTTGTCCCACTTCTGACTGGTAACACCGTGAGTAACTACTGGTGCACCACCGAAGTCTTCGATACCTGAGGGGTGTACATTAGGACGCTTAAGTTTAACACCCATGCGGTCATCGGCTGCTGCGACAGTCTTTACCATCTGGTTGCCCAAGACCACCTCAGGGAAGCCCATGTCAATCAGGCGATTCAATTCGTCACTGTCTTTAGGTACGAACATGGTGTTGTACTGACCTTGGGTATGTTTGTGGTACTCAGCGGTGTCCATTGTATCCTCGAACAAACGAGCATAGAACAGTTCACCTTCAAATACACCAAACTTAGTTTTCTTCTTATCTGCCATGAGGTAACTCCTTTTACTGGCGGTTAGTATTGTTTGACTTATAGATGATTGCCTGAATTGTCAAGACAAAAAAGACAGGGGAGAGTGCAATTAAATATGGTAACATTAGTGTGTGTCCTTCCAGTTCTTACCGATGTCTGTTGACCCAGCGAGAGGGCAAATCATACAGAATTTTACGCCTGTGTCAACAATAGATTGTCGTTGTAGTAAACCTAAGTGTTCTGCTTCATCCATACCACCACGAATCTCTGTCTGCCACTCATCGTGAGGCCAGGTTACTAGCTTAAAGTCTAAGTTCTGTTGCTTGGCCTGACGTACCCACTGTAGGGCTGAGTGCTTCATGATGACAGACTCACCATTCTGTAGCATACCCGCTAGTGTCTTGTGTTCAGAGGGAACCTTAACCTTACGCCCATCCAAACCCTTGAAGTATCCACGACCAGCAACATACGGGATGATCTTGTTCTTTAACTCAGATAGACCTTGGATAGAATCCATGAAGTTATCTACTGCTTGTGTTGCTTCCTTACGGTTTACCTTTAGGATCTGAGAGATCTTCTCGTTACCTGCCCCTAGTAAGAAGGCATAGATGAATGTCTTGGCCATGTCTCTTGTGATGTGTGACATACCTAAGGCCTTACGGTTTAGGTTGTGGATGTCTGTCTCTGTCTCCTTCTTACCTGACACAATAGCATGTACATACTCTTCAGACTTCATGAGGTGTGCAAGTACTCGCAACTGGATACCTTCTGCGTCAGTACCCACCAACAAACAACCATCTGGTGTTGTCCATAGACTACGGAACTTACCATCGTATCTATTCTTCACTTCCTCAACGGCAGTCTTAGGTGTGCCATGGAACTCCGATGGGATGTTAGCTTGGTTAGGTGCACGGTGTGCCATACGTCCTGTCCATGCTCCGATGTGTGCGAACCTACCATGAATACGCATGTCATCCCCACAGTGCCCTAGCCACTCAACCAGTGACGATCTGCGTCCCTCAAGGGTCAACCACTCTGCAAGACGTTTGCCACCCTCAGGGGCTGTCTCAGGAAGTGTGCTAAGGTTTGCCTCTGATAGTGTCCACCCGTACTTAGCAAACTTATCGCCACGATCTTTTGTTTTGGTCTCGTTCATATTGAATGTGTCCTTTTGTTTTCTCGTATGGTGTCCAGCCTGCTTCCCAAAGTCTTTCTATACGCATCTTAGGTGAGGCAGGATTAAATTCTATGTAGTCATAGCAGACTAACTCAGGTGGCTTTACTGACCAGTCAACCTTGGTCTGTTCATAATTCTCTTGGGCCTTAGTGACGTTAGAGAAGAGAGAACCATCAGCCTTACGTCTATACTTGATACGGTTCACCTCTTGTAGCTGCGGAGGGAAGTCCTCTTGGAAGGAATCAGTTAGCTCTAGCATCCTTAGCTCTATCTCATCGAGCAGTGTATCGGCTTGGTTCTTATCAAAGTAGAAGCCATTGTCTGTCATCTCTTCACATAGGATCTGGATGTCATGCTCACACCGGATAGCTTCATCCCATGTAGGGTCATTGATGACAGGCTTGAGTGTGTTGTAGAGCAGCACCGTCACGCTTACATCTTGGTGACAATAGAAAATCATCTCTTCTGTTAAGGCTGAGAAGTCATTGAAGTCTAGCTTGTGGTCACCTAACCTACGTCCCCATGCCTTGAGGCTGTGCCCCTTGCCATCCAAGGTGTAGTCTACAAGGCGTGACACAATCAAGGTGTCGAGTACTTTGTGTAGGTCGATAACAGTTTCACCAAGCAATTTGTTAATCACTGGGGCATCGAAGCCTATGCCGTTGTGAAAGATATAAGTTTCAACATCGGCACAGTACTCGATAAACCTTTGCTTCTCTTCCTCTATGTGTGACACGTTAAGGAACTGTTCTGTTTCCCCTGTGTCTAAGTCCTTGGCGCAGATAACCCAGATGCGTGTGGCATCTATTGCATCCGTCTCTATGTCCATTGCTACTGTTCGCATCAGTCTTCCTTATCTCTTCCGAAAGCTTCTTCCCACATCATCACCAACACAGTAATAGGCCAAGTGATACTCTGGAACATTGCCTTAGTTTTGTTTAACTCTTCGAACCTGTCTAGCAGGTGGAAGATAGTCCTTACGTGCAGGTAGTGCAGGTATATGCCCATGAAGTAGGATAGGGCAGCGATTATTGTCATGGTTTCTAGTGGATCAAATGAAGGCATACTTTTCTTCCAATGTAAAGGTGTTAGTGTTGAACTTAAGCTGACCTGCGTAGCCTGTCGGGCCTACTGGTCTGTTCTTTGTGACGAGTAGCTTGGTTGTGTTCCTTTCGTCCTCGTCCTCAGCCATCTTGTTGCGTTGGAGATCAACAACAACAGATGCACGTTGTTCTATCATACGGCAGTACTTAACCTGCCCATCATCGTTAGTGTGTCCGATGGTAATGATACCCACGTTTAACTCAGCCGCCAACTTAGATAGTCTGACAGATAGATCGGCAAGGAATTGTTCCTTACTCTCGTCACCACCCATGTTAGCTGCGATGTCTTGGATAGG